GGGAGCGCGACGTTATCGCGATCGACGGATGGCAGACGGAAAACTTCCTCAAGGCGGGAGGTCCGGTCCTATGGGCGCACCATTCGGACGACCTCCCGATCGGCAAAGCTCCGTGGGTCAAGGTCCAGGGCGGCGCGCTCAAGGCCCGCGTGGAGTTCGCACCGCCTGACGTCAACCCGTTCGCGGAGCAGGTTCGTCGTCTCGTCGACGGCGGGTTCATCAAGGCGGCGTCCGTCGGGTTCCGTCCCCTTCCCGGTCGGGCCGCATGGAACGACGAGAGAAACGGGATCGACTTTCTAGAGCAGGAACTCCTCGAGTTCTCGCTCGTTCCCGTTCCCGCGAACCCGGACGCCCTCCTCGATGCGAAGGCGGCGGGGGTCGACGTCTCTCTCCTCCGGCAGTGGGCGGAGAAGACCCTCGACGCGATCGAGCCGGGTCTGTGGCTCCCGAAGGACGTCGCCGAACGGGCGCTCACGTTTGGTTGCTCGACGACACCGAAGCAGCAGCAACCCGAGGAGGACGAACCCGAGCAGGACCCCGAGGAGGAGGAACGTCGTCCGCAGGAGGTTCCTCCCCCGAAGGCAGAGACACGGTATCCCGTAACACACGCGGACATCCGACAGGCGATTCAAGCCGCCGCGGTGGAAGCCGCGGTTGCGGCCGTTCGTCGCGCACGCGGTCGACTGGATTAGGAGAGAGAGGTCATGTCAACGCAAACAGGCTTGACGCACGAGCAGCTGCTGGAGCAGATCAAGGTCATGTCCGCGGAGGCGATCGGTCCCGCGATTCAGACTGCGCTGGAACCGCTGACGAAGGCGCAGGGTGATTTCTTCGCCCGGATGGAGACGAAGGGACCGGAGGTGACCGGGGTCGAGGCGGCAGACCACGCCCTCGGCAAGTACCGTTTCGGCCGGAAGGCCCGTGCGCTCGCCCTTGCCGCGATCGAGAACGGAACGAACGATCCCGGTGCGGCGATCTTCGCGGTCAAGCGTGCGTGGAGGAGTTCCATCGCCGACCCCACGGTCAAATGGCTGGAGGAAATCCAGAAGGGTATGGCCGCGGGCATCCTGACGAAGGGGCTCACGTTCAGCACCGCCGCGACTGCGGGTGACATGGTGTTCCCCGAGTACGATCCCGAATGGATCGACCTCCTGCGGAACAACGCCGTCGTCCGGGGAATCGCGCGAACGATTCCGATGCCCCGAGGCACGAGCACCAGACGGAAGCAGACGGGAGCCGCGACCGCCGCCTATCAGGGTGAACTCGGCCCGATCGCCGCCACGACGCAGACGGTGACCCGGGTCTCGCTGACCTACAAAAAGCTCACCGCGATGACGGTCGTCTCGAACGACCTCCTCCGGTTCTCGGGCGGAGAGGCGGATCGGTTCGTTCAGGACGACCTGTTGAAGGTCTCGGCGCTTCGTGAGGACCGCGCGTTCCTCGTCGGGAATCCGGCGGGCACGGCCGGGATCACGGGAGCCGGAACGGCCGACACGAACTCTCCCAAGGGCATCGCGTATTGGACCGCCTCTGGACAGGTCACGGCGAAGACCGCCGTCACGCTCGCAGGGTTCCAGGCCGACTTGACCGACAGCATCGCGGACGTTCAGGACGCCAACGTTCTCGCCGATCCGAACAACTCGTATTTCATCATGTCCCCGCGAACCTTCTGGACGATCTACGCACTCGCCACGACGACCGGCGACATGATCTTCGCCGGGATGCTCGCAGGGGCGCAGCCGCGACTCTTCGGATTCCCGGTTCTCCTCACGACTCAGCTGAGCGTGACGAACTCGTTTATCAGCGCGGGCAAGGGTCTCGTGATCTTCGTTCACGCTCCGAGCCTGGAGATCCACGACTCGATGTCGAGGACGGTCGAGGCGTTCCGAGGCGGTGCCTACTACGACGGCGCGGCGATCCAGAGCGGCATTTCCAACGACGAGACCGTGATCACTTGCATCGCCGAGCACGACTTCCTCCAGGCCTACGACGTCGCCGCCTCGGTCAAGACGGGATACGCGACTTAGGTCGGGCGCAGTGACTCACGACCACGAGGCGACCGTCGACGACGCGGTCGCCTCGTCGTTTCTTTTCATGGTGTCTCGATGCTGAAGTTCTACTTCGTGAAGCAGGACCTATGGGGAATCCCGGCGGGAACCGTCGAGCGGTTCGCAGACTACAAGGCGGGAGAACTCCTCGTCGCCGGGAAGATCGAACCCTATGACGAGAAGAAGCACGGCGAGAAAGAAGGCTCCCCGAAGTTCATCGCCGAGGTCTACGAGCGACGACGCCGCGCATTCGAGGCGCGCATCGCGGAGCAGGAACGGCGTTCACGGTTAGTCGACGGCTCGACGAAGTGAGGTCGGATGTTGACGGCGACGACAATCGCGACGACGACGGCGCTCACGACCCGCGCGCGTGCAGAGGCGGAACTCGGCGTCACCGTCGGCGCAGCCCTGGACGATTACATTCGTGCGGCTAGTGCCGCGATCGTCGCCTACTGTCACCGACCGTTCGCCCGCGAGGTCTATCACGAGACCGTCCCCGGAGCCGGAGGGACAGAACTCCAGCTATCGCGGACGCCTCTCGTCGGATCCCCCTCGGTCGTCTCCATCGACAGTTACCTCGTAACGGACTATCAGATCGGGAGCGACGTCGAGGCGTTCCTCTACCGCCTGAACGGCTGGACGTGGACCGTGCAGCGGGGAGGGTTCGACCTGACCTCGCCGGTCCCGCGCACGGAGGATCCCCTCTTCGTCGTGGACTACACCGCGGGATATATCCTCCCGCCGCAGAACCTCTACGCGGTCGACACCCTCTCCGTCGCCGCCTCCGATCAGTCGTTCAACGATTCCGCCTCGGGGTTCCCGGCTCTCCTCCGTTCCGGTGACATCGTCGAGGCTTCGGGGTTCACCGCCCCGACGAACAACGGGCGTTTCCGGGTCACGGGGACACCGACGACGTCGAAGATCGTCGTCGAGTCGACGACCCTCGTCGACGAAGCCGAAGCCGCAGACCGGACCCTCCTCGTCGCCTCCCTCCCCGCCGACGTGGAGAAGGCGGCGATCGAGGCGTCGAAGGCGTGGTATGCGCAACGTGCGACCGACTCCGCGGTCGAGGAGAGACAGGTCGGGCAACTCCGGGTTCGATACGGCTCGCGGGGGATCTTCGATCAACCGCCCCAGGCCCTTCCGCCGGTGTGCGTGGGACTCCTCCGACCGTGGGTCCGGGCGGCGATCCTGTGAAGTTCCTCGACCGCGTGAAGATGGCGGCGGGGATCCTCGCCGGAACCTCCGGTGCCGGTCGGAGCTTGATGGAGTCGGTCTATGCGGGGAATCGCGGAGACCCGCCGGCTCGGGGGACCCAGGAGTTTCTAGAGGTCTACGACACGAACCCTTGGGTTCGGGGGGTTGCAGGGAGGGTTGCGAGAGAGATCGGGGTCACGAAATGGACGCTCGAGCGGAACGACCGTGCGAACGCTTCGCCCGTCCCCCTGACGCATCCCCTCTACGCACTACTCAATTCCCCGAACCCCTTCCTCGGCCGCAGTGCGGTCTACCGGGTGACGCAACTCGCCCTCGACCTCGTCGGGGATATGTTCCTGCTCAAGCAGAGGAACGCCCTCGGCGTGACGACGGCGCTATGGCCGATCCCTCCGCACTGGATTGCGGAGACGCCGACCCCGACGACCCCGATCTATCGGGTCGGTTGGCGATCGTGGCAGGGACAGATCCCCGAGACGGAGATCGTCTGGCTTCACGACGCCTCGCCGACGGATCCCTACCGCAGAGGGTCGGGGATTATCCGCGCGTTAGGTGACGAGATCGAGACGGACGAATACGCCTCGAAGCACGCGAAACAACTCTTCTTCAACCGGGCACGTCCCGACTTCGTCGTTATGGACCCCGGAGCCGGGGAAGCCGAGATCAAGATTCACGAGCGAGCGTGGGCGAATCGACTTCAAGGTCTCTTCCGTGCCTATCGTCCGTATTTCGCGAATCGCGAACTCAAGTTCTGGCAACCCACGGAGCAGAACCTCGACAACCTAACGCTCGTTCCCCTCCGGACCCACGAGCGCGACATACAACTCCAGTGTTGGGGCATGCCGCCGGAGCAGAT